ATTACTGGTAGCAGCCTTAGCAGCATTAGCGTTATCATTAGCCTTTGTCTTTTGATTATATGAAATTATCTTAAATCCTAGTTCCTTCAAATTCTTCTCATTATTTTTGACAATATCAATATCAGAATTTAATTCATCTTCTGAATTGAGAGAAGTGTCTAATATATTTTTTAATATTATTTCTCTTGCTGCTGTTTTTTCAGAATCAGAATAATCAGACCAATTTTTAATAGCATCATCAATACTACCTATTTTATCAGGAGTTATCTTTACATCAGATGTTGTAATCTTAATATTCATAGCATCAACATCGTCATCAATTGAATTTCCATTATTGTCATTAGGGATTTTTTGTCCTAATAATTCTAGTTTTTTAGCAATTGATTTATAGTTTGTATATTCATTATATAATGTTTTTTTCTCATCGCCAGTCAGCTTTGCACCATTCTTCCAATAATAAACAACATTGTTTTTTGCTGTTTCAAGCTCTTTAATTAAATCAGATATTTTCTCTTCTTTAATAGAAGAAGCATTTTGTTCTGCCAATGCTTTATTTATTTTCGAATTTTCAGAACTTTGCATTGCGCCAGAAGATCCGGTTCTGACATATTCTTCCCTAGCAGCAGCATCAATATCACTGTAGTTATCATTTTCAATATCAGCTAATTCAGCCTGTTTAAGTTTCAATTGGCGTTCTAATAACATAATATCACTGTCTAATTGTTTTAATTCATATTCATCATTGTTCATATCGAAACTCCATTAAATTCATTGTTATTATTATTATTGTTATCATTATAAGCAGTCATCATACTATCATTTTCAACTTGAACCAGTTCCTTCACCGGAACAAATTGTTTACTTAACAATTCAGTTCGTCTATATTTTTTATCATTAATTTGTTGTTGAATCTGTTCAATCTCTGATTTAATTTTATCAATCTTTGATTGTTTTGCATTATTTAAAGTTTTCTGTCTCTCTTGTTGATTAAATAAATCAGATAAAGCAGAACCAACATCTTTAATACTTTGTGTGCGATCCCTTGCAATCCTTTGACCAACACCGTTTCCATAAGCTGCACCATAATTTTGAAATTGTAAACTCATAATATATTTCCTTTATTAAAATAATGAAGCTATTACACCAAACACACCTGAATCAGCATTCCCTGTATTATCTTTAGCAGATTTTGCAGTATTATATGCAGCATATCCAGCCTGTTGTGCATTTAAAGTATTCTCAAATTCATTTTCTTCATTGTTCGTAAATTGATTCGCAACTGTTCCTAAATTTGTAATTTGATTATTTGTTGCTTGTGCTAATGTATTTAATTTATTCTGATTGTTTGTTATATAATTAGAATATTCATTATATGCTTGTGAACGATCAGTATTGTATTCATTCAATGCTGTATTATAAATATCTTCATTCTTATTAGCAACATCAGTTGCAATCTGTGTAGCTGCACCTGTTCCACGCCCAAGTCCAGCACCAGCAGCAGTTTGTTGTGTTGTTTTTGCTGTATCAGCTATGATTTGCTGTTTATTTGGATTTTCAAAATCTGACACAGATTTGTCATAATTAAATTCATCAAAGTCATAGACATAATCGTTTGGATTATAATTTTCTAATGCACTATAATACTTAGCAACATCAGCAGATGATGCATTTTGTGATATTGAATTATTTGCATAATAATTTTTAATAGCATCCGATATTGCTTGATTCTGATTCTTTATTGTATTAATATTATCTTGTGCTGCTGATTTTGCATTTTTGTTTCCAAAAAAATTTGTTATTGCTGAAAGACCGACATCTTTATCAGCATCTTGCGCAATAGCAGAAATCAAATTTGCTGTTGCACCAGTATCTGAATTTTTAGAAGCTTCTGTTGAATTAGCCATATTATAATTTCCTTATTATTATTATGATAAATGGAACACACCTTTAATTTGTGTTCCTGTTTCTATTGTTAAATTGATTGAAGCATTTTTTTCTATTAATTTATATGTTGTGGTTATTCCATTTAATATTTCTAAATAGAATGCCTCATGTGACATCATATCTAAATTAATACTAAATTCTTTATCAGACACAGTACTCGATATAAATCCTAAATCTTTTAATACTGTAATACGTATAAATTGTGCCTGATATTTAAACCATTTTCCTTTTAACGTTTCTTTAACGATTTGATCAGTTGACACATTTGACAACGATATCATATTATTCCAAATGTTTCTATTTGTTGACATTAAAATCTCCCACAAACATTTGCTAATATTTTTGCACTCATTAATGTAAAATCAATGTTTTCGGAACAACTAATTTCAAAATTCCATATTCTACCCATTCCCAAACGTGTAAATTCTGTAACATAACTATATTCACCTTGGCGCCCCATATATCCGATTCTTTCATTTGAAAAACTAGTTCCATCTCTAGAAAAACGTAACATCAATTTTGGCCGAACAATAGGATTTTTTGTGTATCCATTATTGATAAATAAAAACAATGAATCAATCATAAAAGGTGAATAATCATTTATAATTGCACCACAAATTCGTAATCGTATTATTGGATTCCCATCATGTTCCAACCATGAGTCATTACTTTGTATACATAATGCATCTGTTGTTAAAAACCAAATTTTATTATCATACATAACAGCATAATTGTAACGCCATGCATTTGAAATGTTTTTATTTGGATCGGTTGAAACACGTGAATGCCATTTCTTTTCTAATACATCATATGTAATTGTTTTGTTGTCAGTGATGAATGTTAATGAATAAAACATATGACCATTCTCAACCCAACATTGTGCAACAGCATCAGATGCATTTGTCATTGCTGATATTTCACGTTCAATATCTGGATTTGAAATTCTATTAATGCTATCAACATCTAAAACATATATTGCATTTTGACCGATGTCAGATGCTCCCAACCAAAATGTGAATGAGCCAATGGTTGCCAAACTATAGATAGCTTGGATTCCAATTGCAGAAGCTGCTGTATCAGCAGAAACAAATGGTTGATTAATATCATTATTATAATGAAACGATTGATATGAACGTTTTCCTAATACAACCATTCGAGATCCAGTGCCTATCATTGCTGTAATATTATCTGGCATCCATTCCGCATATGTCACAAAACCATTTTCAGCAGTGGTGTCAGAAAGTGGATCATAAGTAAATACATCATAACTAATGTTTCCAGAAGTATCAGTAGTCTCAAATGGATATTGATAAGATTGATAAAAACCATCTGACAAATTATCATTAACACATAGATATCCATATTGATACGCACAATGAGTTGGTTGAATATATTGATTATTTGTGTTTAAAGGTAAAGTTATATTTCTAAATGTTGAAGCTATTGTTGAAGCAGGTTCTATTGTTGAAGCAATATGGACTGTACGTCCATCCACAACAACAATGTATGGATGTGCAGAACCTTCGCCGCCTGTCTCGCACATACCAACAGGTGTTGTTATATTTGACAGATTTCCAACAAATGTTTTAATATATAATCCAGTATCAGTGTCTTTGTCAATTACATATAACTTATTAAAATATACAACAAATAAACGTGGGTTTCCATCAGGTCCGCGTGAAGCAACAAATCTACCACGTGGTATTCCATCAATATCAAGCACTTTATCAAGTCCTTTTATAGACCGTAACAACGATGACGATGATGCACCTTCTCCTGATGTTTCAAAATACATGTTTTGACATTCTGACATATTTATGACATTCATATCAGCACGTCGTGTCCCACCAACTATATTTTGTATTACTTGTTGTTGAGACATATATTATCCACCATACAAAAATGATCCACTATTTGCATACGCAAACGAAGAACCCTTTGAAAAAGTATTTGCCATTATTAATCTATTAGCAGCATTTTTTGCTGTTATATTTGATATTGCGGATGCTAATGCTGTGGTTACATAATTTTTCATATTGTCATCTTTACGAGGATAATATGTCAATAATTGATCGGATAAACCTAACGTCCATAATTCTCTGTAATCATCTGACAATGCATATGAACTATTTAATTCAACAACAATTTTTTCGTTATAATGAATCAACATTGGTTTATTTGTAAATGTTGAAGTAAAATTAAGTTTAAATTGCAGATCATTAATTTGTCTCCAAGTGTAAATTTGATCCCCACTTGAATATCGTTCAAAATCTATAAATGGTATGAATTTCATTTCAGAATATGTTTCTGAATTAACAGTGTTTCCTAAATTCCAATAGACTTTCTGAATTGTTGAACAATTTGGTGCTTCTACTGTATTAATTATACCACGGGTTATATCATTTGTTCCGATTGTTATTTCAGTATCAGCAATTGCATTTACTGACTGTTGTGTAAATGTCAGATAATTTCGTATATTATATTGACTCAGTAAACCACGTAATAAATTTTTACCCATAGTAACAAATTCACCAGGTAATCCATCCGTTGCATTAGGAAAAATACCTGTTCTATCGTAAGCATCAATTATAATATCTTTCGCAGTAAACATTGGAAACCTCTTATAGTGTATATACTTTTTATAAAAAAAGTGCTGTATTTTATTATCTAAAAATACAGCACTTTTATTTAATTATGAATTAATAAATTAATATTAAGTTCGTGGCAGATACGCATTAGCACAGAATCTTTCGTCCACAATTCCAGCTAAGTACGAAACGTCCCAACGTGTTCTATTTTTCAATAAATCACCATCGGAATATTTGGTTGCTTTAATTTTGATTCCACCGAGTTCTCCGTTTACGGTTTCACCGATTGTTAAGTCATCGAGTGGGACGTTATCCCAGTTCATGACATCATTTGTGCGTATTTGAGCAACATCATACACCACACCAGCCGAAAGAGGGCAAGTCAATGCACCAGATACAGCAGAAGCCGAACCAACACCTTCGATATAAATATTTCGAGCACCGATATCTTCAGGAATTATAGATTGCACTGTTGCTGCAACAGGAGTTGCACCCGCTAAAGTCACAGGAGATTGAAGTATGAAACTCATCTTCGTGGCTGTTCGCATTCCAACAGAATTACAGGCGTATGCATTACTTAACTGAAGTGGAAGTCCAGCAGGAAGTATTGCTGTGTTGCCGGTTGGTGCAGTTAAATACAATGTTCCAACACCAACTGCGGTTGTTGCAGAAATTGCAGAAATTCCACTTATTGCAGAAGCAGCAGGACAAGTTACCATTGGAGTATCCATGGTTGCAACATATGTGGCCCCACCGAAATTCCCAACAGCATTTTCCCCATACAATTTTTCAGCAACTGAGGATGGTGTAAATTTAAAGTTATTTAACGCATTCACTGAAAGATTTGCTTCAGCTTCTGGAGACAAATATCCACTTACTTTAGCACCATTACGTGTTGATCGTAAAAATGCAGAAGCTTTGGACAATGCCGGCCAACCGCTCTCAGAACCTGTGGCAGGAAATGTTGCTACCATGGATTTGAAGAAGTTTGCGGCTATCACATCCTTCTGTATTTCAGCCCCGAGACGTAATGCAAAAGTGTCACCAATTTCAGTTTTGAAATCTTCAACTTCAACACAAGATTGGACCACAGTCAAATCAACAACAGACTTTTTATGTGCTATTGTCAATTTGACTTCTTTTTCAACAACACTGGCATCATCACTGTCAGTAATTGCAATACCTGATGTTGGATTTCCAGCATCACGTAATACGAAATAATAACTCTCGCCATTTTTTTTGCCGCTGAATTGATCAGCAAAATGGGACTTTGAAGCTTTTAGGTAGTTCATACCTTCTAAAACTTCGCCTACGAAAATCTTAACTTTTTTATTAGTTATAAAAGCCATAATAATATCCTATCCTTTTTGGAAAATTTGTTTTTTTAATGAGTCCTAATAAATTCAAAAACATCATCAGCACTTTCAAAATCATCACCGTTTCCTTTATTAGTACCAGCTTTGTTTTGTGATCCTAACACAGGCAACAGTTTTTTAGTTTGTTGTATTGGTTGTTGATTTACTTTGTTCGTATTACGTTCTTTATTATTAAGATAATTTTTCATACGCGTTTCAAGCGCATAAAGTTCCATCTGTTTCCGACTTTCATTTTCGATAGAGAGTATATTATAAAGAGCCTGTGGCTTTCGACAGAAGTGTTCAACTAATGCTGGATTTAAATCAGAATCTCGCAAAAATGAACCAAGGGTTGCATCTTGTTGAATTGATTTAATTACACCATTTTTCAAACCATCGTTCCAAGCTTCTTTAAATTTATTTTGTTTGTTTTCATCATCATACAGTGCGTTAAATCGACTTTCATTTTTTGCTCTTAGAAGTTCTTTTTGTTCTGCCATTAGTGCGTCTTCTTTATCTGTTAAAATAACAGAAGTAGCAGCATTTTTGGCATTGGCAGCATAAAAATCTTCATCAGTTTTATATTTATCTTTTGAAAGATTATTATTTTTCTGTTCTTCTTTTAGTTGCCTAATTTGTTCTTCTAAATTTTGTATTTTTCGATTTGATTTCGTCTTGATTTCCGCAAACGCATGATCAATTTTTTCTTGACGCGAATATACTTTCTTCTCAGTTGATTGTTTTTCACCTGGACCATCTGTATTTATTTTTTCAGTAACGTTGTCAGATGTTGCAACATTTTCTGTCGAACTAGCTGAATTACTATCACCTTTGTCAGTCGCAACACCGTCATCAGTTTTATTATCTTCTGCCGCGCTTGTGGTAGCGACTTGTTCTTCATTCTCTTCCACATCTTCTAGATCTTTTTCCGAATAGGAACCTAGCATATATTATAACCTCTTATATTTAACCAGAGAGAGTTCTCTGTTGCTTATTAATGTATATATCTTTTTTTTATTTTTATCACTTTAAGAAACGATTATAAAATTTACCCAATGAAGAACTTGTTGCAAACATGTTCCATAAATCACGTACCATCGGACGAGTATAAGTAACATCACCATTTCTAAATTTATAATGTAAAACTTTTGCCATTGGTGAATATGTCAGTTTCTCAAACGCTGTTGAAGTCAATGTGACAGGTTTACGAAATTTAGATTCATATGGTGCCCATTGTTTAGATGGTTTCTTTTTACCAGGTTTTCCACCTCGTGTAACTCCTATATATTCATGGTCAGGAATATAATTTTCCATTCTACCATTTACCATAATTGGATTAGGTGCCTGAAGTTCTAAATATTTCTTCATCGTTTTATTGTAAGCATTGTTAGGAATATTATTAATGAAACCGACATCTAATGACATTATTTTATACGCATTCCTTCTGGTGCTTCAGCATCTGACGCAACACCATAAATTACTTCATTGTTCTGCTCAATTGCAGTGTTTAATTCTTTTTGGACATCTAATTGTAACTGTTGCTGTTTTATTTGAAAATCATTTGCGATTTCTTTATCTTTAAGTGCAAGTTCTGCAAGTTTTGTATTTGTTTCAGTTTGATTAGACAATATTGCCTTCTGCATGTCAACTTGTCTGGCTTCACGATTATCAAGTAATGATATATTTAATGTTTCATTCTGTTTTGTTAAATCATCAATAGTTTGTTTGCATTTTTCAAGTTCTGACATTGTTGAATCTGTCAATTGTTGCATCTGTTTCAATTGATGAATTGCTGTGGGATCTTGTGTTGTTTCAATAAGTTTAACAGAAGGATCAAGATTAGCAACAATATTTGCAGACAAACTTTTTCCTAAATCATCATCCAAACTATCAGCATAATATTTTGCCATCAATGGTTTTGTCTTTTCATCCATCATAGATGACATCAATGAAATCTCTTGTCTTCGTTTTGCGTTACGTGTTATAACACTTGGTCCATTAATTAATTTAATAAGAATATTATTTTGTGTGCCACCAGTTAATAATGATAAAATACATTTTGATATATTACGATCAACTTTTTCATAGGAATCATAAAAACAACTGACATTAGATTCGCTATTAGCTTCTTGAATTAATACTTCTGTTGCTGTTGTGTTCTGGTTTTTTATTCCTTGAATCCCTGCTGACGGAATTCCAATCGTATTTGACATCAATGTGATTGATGTATTTATGACATCAACTAAATCAT